CCCAAATTCTTGTCCGGGACAATACAATCTATATAATCCAATATAACCATATCAATTTTATTACCTTCAGCAATCATCTTCCTTACCTGATTTTTAATTTGAGAAAGTGTCAAAGTGTCAGATGGTAATTTTTTTAATATGAGTTGGTTTGGCATTTTTTCTTTAATCTCAACAACCTTTTTCAATACTTCTTCTCTCTTATTAGATAACTCATCAGGAGAAATTCCGGTCCAAAGAGTGAAGTGTTTTCTCTGAATAATCTTTAAGTTATCCTCAAAGAAAATCTGTAAAACATTATAACCTAAGTTGTAAGCGTGATTAGCCATTTTGGTAAGTATAGTTGATTTACCTACCCCGGTCGGAGCGAGTATCACACCTATTTCTCCCTTCGCCAGTCCTCCTTTTAACAACTTGTCTATAGAAGGTATACCCATTGGTATTGGGTGTCTAAAATCGTCATTTAATACCTCGTCAAGGTTATTAAAAACACTCTCAGTTCCCTTATCTATCTCACCCACTTGTAATGCCCCTCTAACCATCTCTTCAAGATCGTCATAGTTCTCAAATTCACCTCCATCAATGATCTTTTGGGCTTTGGAGATTGCCTTCTGAAGTTCTTGCTGCTTACAGAATTTCAAAGCTTTTTCCTGAACGAAGGACACACCCTCAAAGGGTGCATCACTTACTTTTTTTAGTGTGTCAAGGATAATTTTGACCGCCAGATCCTGCTTGATTTCCGATTTTGTAATCTGTTCAATAGTGTCAAAAGAAGGACTTGATTCATACTTTTTGTGGTATTCTTTAATCATCTGAATGATGATTTTGAAATACTTGTTTTCAAAGTAATTTGGTTCTATAACATCTATTATTGAACGGGAAAAATCTTTATCTAATATGATCTGGTTAAGTAGTTGTAGTTGAAATGTGTCGCCTAAATAATTAAAATTTTTGTCAGAATTCATATGTATAGTCCGTTATAATTTAATAAATATTACACCTCAAGCGGAAGTCCAAGGTAATCAAAAGTTAATTTTCTTTCTGAAAAAATGTCAGTTAGATCCCTTAATATGTTTTTTAGGTATGGGCGAACATCTACAGTGTATCTTACCTTCGGCGGGTATAGTTTCGCATCAAACTGCCTATGACAAATTGTCTCATTATCAATCTTAATATACATATTGAAGTTCTCCGGACCCTCGGTCATTGACGTATTCATAATTGTTGGATCTTGGATGATGTAGTCCATGTTGTCCAACATATAAGTGGTTGTCTTCATTTTCAAACTATACTGAAGTTGGTTTTGAATCCCACTCATCAACTCATATAACTCCCAAGAGTTCTTTACCCGGTGGTTATAACCTTTCACGTTAAAAAATCTTTGGACAATGATGATGTCATTTAATGTCAACAAAAATTCCAATTTAATTGCGTCCTGTTCTTTCATGCTTTTTTGTTTTTGTGTTTTGATTTTTCTTTTCTTGTTATTTTTAGAAATGGCTTTAAGAAGTTAATCCAAGCGTCGTCTTGTTTTGGTAGATACTTAAACAATCCATCCTCCATCATCATCTTCATCAGGTTCTTATATCCTCTATCCTCCGGATCCAAACTATCTGAATAATAAGTTTGAACTATTTCTTTTGCCTGTTCTGTTAATAAAGGATTAGAGAGATCAATAATACTTTCATTTATCTGAAAGAATTCATCACCATAAATTCCGGATTTCGTCTTTCCGGTTAGAAGATTCTTGATTGCTGAGTTGTTTTTATCTTGTTCAAAAATTTGTTCGGCTTTTGTTAAAATATCGGAAATAGTTATCTTATCTTCAAGTATTTCGGGAAATAATTTTACTAAAGTTTTTTCACCCATATAATATATCCCATCTATATTGTCAGATCTATCTCCAGATAATATTTTGAATGTTGCAACATTATAATGTGGAACTTCAACTTCTTTCATCGGGATTTTATCTCCGACCTTATAAATTTTCTTTGTGTTTGGCGAATATATTGATACCTTGTCGGATATGAGTTGTGTAAGGTCTCTGTCGGCTGAAAAGATAACCTTATTTTCGTCTTCAGAGATTGAACAGTAATATGCAATCATATCATCCGCCTCGTTGCCATCAACGTCTAATTGCCTTATAAACACCTCCTCCAAATACTGTTTGATTCTTTGTTTCTGTCTTTCAAAAGACTCTAACTTATTTTCTTCTAGTGGAGTTCTCCGGTTGAGTTTGTATTGGGGGTAGATAAGTTTTCTTTTGGATGCCGACTTTTCTCCGTCCCAAAATACAACAACCTTATCAAAGTTTTGTTCCTGAACGAATTTCCTTATTGTATTTAGAAAGTGAAATATTCCACCAACGTGTTCACCTTTATGGTAGAACTCTTTTACTCCGTGGAACCCTATTTGTAATAAATTATTTCCGTCAACTAATAATGTCTTAATCACACATCCTTGTTAAAAGGTTAGAAAATGTTTTTATAAGTATAAGAGAAATTTTAAGATAATCAATCAAAATGTAATATTTCAAACTTATTATCATATGTTAGAACTATTGCGGTTCTATTTTCAACCCAGTCTCCGGAATTAAGATAATGACCTTCGGGTAATTTAAAATTTGCTGGTTGGTGTATGTGTCCACATATTGCACCTTCGCAACCATTTTTCTTTGCCATTTTTATTGCGGCAACTTCAAAATCATTTATATAATTTGTGGCGGCTTTAACACCCGCCTTTATATCTTTTGATATTGATTGGTACGGCAACCCTCTCCATGCTCTATATCTATTATACCACCTATTTAACCATAAAGCAAAATCATATCCTATAGATCCCAATTTTGCAATCCATTTATATTTTGTAATGAAAACATCTATCACATCCCCATGAAAAACATAATAATTGCAAGGAACAAATATGTCATCCTGAACCCATCTTGTCATCTCAATTTTATAGTCCTCTCTTATTTCAATATTACCAAAATGAGATCCGATAAATTCTGTTAGAAATTCATCGTGGTTTCCCCGAATCCAAATTATCTTGGTTTTATTTGATAACTTAAGAAGTTTAGAAATAACATTTGTATGTGATTTTTTCCATTTGGATCCTCTATTGAGTGCCCACCCATCAATAATATCACCATTTAAAATTAATAAATCTGTTTGGTGTTCTTCCAAAAATTTAATAAAATCCTTGGCTCTTGAATCTTTCGTTCCCAAGTGAAGATCTGAAACTATTATGGCTTGGTATTTCATAAATACTGAACACCTATCGTTATCAACAATAATAACGATAAAGTTGTAATGATAATCAATTCAAAATTTATTTTTTTCATTTCCAATAATTATAATCTTTTTTGAAAAAGTCATCGTTATTCCTATTAATCCAACAACTTAACATTAACTTAATCATATAAAATAACCCTTTGTTTTTGAACCTTCTTGGTGTGGTATATACAACTTCATTTATAATCCGAAATTTATTTGGTACTACTTTCATACTGATTCTATAATCTTCAGCAATCTTATCTTCTTCATTAAAACCCCCCAACTCTTTAAATTTCTCAGATCTGAATAACATAAACCCACCTAATGCAAAAGGTTTGAACTTTGAACTTACTTTTTGAACTATATCAAATATTTTGTAAACATAATCATATTGTTTCGTTGTAGTCCTAAACTTAAGTGTTACCAAATCAAGTTCTCCTCCAACAATTGTTTTCAAACATTTAGAAATGATATCACAATCATTGACAAAAATATCCGAATCTAAAAACAAAACATATTCTGTTTTAACAAATTTAAACCCATTATTTCTTGCAAAAGATGGAAGACCTCCGGGAACAACTTTAATTTTTCTTGGGTATTTTTTCTTCAAATCTTCAATCAAACCATCGGTGATCCCATCGTCAGAAGAATCCGATATTACAATTTTGTGATTACAACCAATAATTTTTTCAATACAATTAACAATAATCTGCCCTTCATTTTTACAAGGTATCACTATGGTTAATTGTGAATTCATATGATACTAATAAATATCCGATAAATAAAAAACCCCTCTTTATGGGAGGGGAAAGTTATTAATAAAATTTAGACATATGTTCTGACTTTATTTTTATATCTTTGAAAAGCCAAATTAAATATTTAGAAATGTCTTCTGCTGTTTGTTCTCCTTTTTCCACCAAAATTAATGCCATATTAATTATTTTCTCAGGATTATCATGTTGACTAGTTCTACGCAACCTCACACGAATTCTATCATCAATTTCTTCCATTTTTTGTTTTTCGATAAATCTGTTTTCCTCATCTTTTCTACGTACTTCTATGTCTTTGGGGTTCATCCCAATTTCTCTATTTAAGGTAAACGGTTCTTTATCTTGATTTAGAACATCCTCCACTAATTTAGTAAGGTCTCTCTCCGTCAATCTTATAATCTTTCCCATAATAATATTTTAATAATAAATATCTCATAAAATAAAAAACCCCTCTTTATGGGAGGGGTTCAAGTAATATACTTTGTTAATTAATCCATTCTTGGTTTTCTTGTTTTAACTTTGAAAGGTTTTCCTGTTTTTTTTCTATAACTGTCGAACATTGTTTTTCCTTGACGACCTTTGAACCAAGATGGTGATTTTTCATCATCTTCAGGGTATTTTTTAGAGTAGGATTCAAAATCATCAAATTCCTCAGTATCAAAATTATCGTCTCCACCAATTCCATAAATCTCATCATCAGATACTGGACGATCCATATCATCAATCCACTGATCGCCTTTATAATCTTTTCTTTTTAAGTTTCCGAAGGAACCATATTTTTCTTCTTCAATAACACGTTTAACTAATCTTGTTAAATCTCTTTCAGTTAATCTTATAATTTTTGCCATAATAATATTTTAATAATAAATATCACATAAAATAAAAAACCCCTCTTTTTTTTAAGAGGGGTTAATTTTATTCAGAAACTTCATCTGATTCTTCAAGTTTGATCTCTCCGTCTCCGGATAAGATACCATTCCAATACTGAGAGTATTCTTTTTTATATTTCTCAAGTGCGTCTTTGTCGTCCGCAATATATCCTTGTGGAACTGCGATAATCTTACCATCTTTATAACCAAGACCATTTACGTGGTTTTTAAGAATTGAAACTTTGGTTCTGATGGCGTAAGATACTGTTCTACCATTCTTTGTTGCGGTGATGTGATTAATACCCGCTTTCTTTTGGTTACCAAATAAGAACACCAATGATGACGCCAACCATATTGCCTCTCCACCTTTTGCTTTGATCTCAGGTTGTCCAAATGGATTGTCAGGAAGTTCAACCCAAGGCTGATTAACCACAACAAGAGTATTATAATATGGATAATCTTCTTTTTTAGATTTTGTTATTCTTGAGTGGATTCCCATACCTATCTTATCAGCAAGAACACTAGCATTATGCTGTTTTCCACCCTTTCCATCATAAGTCATCTTACAAGGAATACTACCAAT